TGTCTATAACGAAAGGGGGCTTATCATCCTGTGAAACCGATCAAGAGTTTTTTTCGTTCCCGTGATAAGCCCCAGAACCGCCTCGGGAGCGCGTTCTCCTTCCTGTTCGGCGGCACGGCTTCCTGCAAAACGGTGAACGAACGGACAGCCATGCAAGCATCCTCGGTACATGCTTGCGTCCGGGTACTGGCCGAGGCGGTCGCCGGGCTTCCGGTTCACCTGTACCAGTATACGGAGGATGGCAGCAAAGAACGAATACCCGCACACCCGTTGTATTCCTTGCTGCACGACGCGCCTAACCCTGAAATGACGAGTTATATATTCCGGGAGACCCTCATGAGTCATCTGCTCCTGTGGGGCAACGCCTACGCGCAGATCCTCCGCGACGGCCGGGGCCGCGTGCTGGCGCTTTACCCGCTGCTGCCCAGCAAGATGAGCGTGAGCCGCGCCAAGAACGGCGAACTGGTCTACACATACCGCCGCGATCAGGAGGAGAGCCGGGTCAGCCCAAACGCTAGTGAAGTGAAGTTTCGCAGGGAGGATGTGCTACACATCCCCGGCCTGGGCTTTGACGGGCTGGTTGGTTACTCGCCCATCGCCATAGCAAAGAACAGTGTCGGCATAGCCCTGGCGGTGGAAGAATACGGCGCCACGTTTTTCGGTAACGGCGCCAACCCCGGTGGCGTGCTGGAGCACCCCGGAACCATCAAGGATGTCCAAAGGGTGAAGGATAGCTGGAACAGCGCCTATCAGGGCAGCGGCAACGCTCACCGCGTGGCCGTACTTGAGGAGGGCATGAAGTTCCATGCCGTCGGGATCCCGCCTGAGCAAGCGCAGTTTCTGGAAACACGCAAGTTCCAGCTTAACGAGATTGCTCGCATCTTCCGCGTGCCGCCCCACATGATCGGCGACCTGGACAGAGCCACGTTCAGCAACATTGAGCATCAGAGCCTCGAATTCACCAAGTACACGGTAGGCCCTTGGGTGACGCGCTGGGAGCAGGCCCTCCAGCAAGCCTTGATCCTCCCTTCGGAAAAAGCGCGGTATTTTATCAAGTTCAACCTGGACGGCTTACTGCGCGGCGATTACCAGAGCCGGATGCGCGGGTACGCCATCGGGCGGCAGAACGGCTGGCTCTCAGCCAATGATATACGCGAGCTGGAGGACATGAACCGCATCCCTGCCGAGGAAGGCGGCGACCTGTATCTCACAAACGGCAACATGACCAAGCTCAAGGATGCCGGGCTTTTCGCGGGGAGGAACCAAACAGCAAAGGAGGATACATAGTGAAAAGGTTTTGGAACTGGGCGCGGGACGCCGATACAGGCGCCCGCGTTCTCTATATCGACGGCGTCATCGCGGAGGAGAGCTGGTTCGACGATGACGTCACGCCGGCAGTGTTCAGAGCGGAACTGTTCTCCGGCGAAGGTGACGTCACGATCTGGCTGAATTCCCCAGGCGGATGCTGCGTAGCGGCAAGCCAGATCTACGCAATGCTCATGGACTATTCGGGTAATGTCACCATCAAGATCGACGGCATCGCGGCTTCCGCCGCCAGCGTCATCGCCATGGCCGGCACATCCGTCCTCATGGCGCCCACGGCGCTTATGATGATCCATAATCCGCTCACCATCGCCATTGGCGACAGTGAGGAAATGCAAAAAGCTATCGGCATGCTCGACGAGGTGAAGGAGTCAATCCTGAATTCGTATGAGATCAAGACCGGGCTGTCCCGTGTGAAACTCTCTAATTTCATGGACGCGGAAACCTGGCTCTCGGCGCATAAGGCCATTGAGCTTGGCTTCGCCGATGGCATGCTGGAGGATGAAAAACGTCAGAAGCTCGCTGAGACATACGCATTCAGCTGCCGTGCCGTCACCAACACCCTGCTCGACAAGGTCAGGCCAAAAATCCAGACCAAACCACCCGATATCCCCATCGCGTCGCTAGACAAGCGGCTTTCCCTACTCCTACGGTAAAAATACTATATCAAATGGAGGATTAACACAATGAGCAAAATTCTGGAATTGCGCGAGAAGCGCGCGAAAGCCTGGGACGCAGCCAAAGCGTTCCTTGACACCAAGCGTACCGACGATGGGCTGATGTCCGCCGAGGACGCAGCCGTCTACGACCGCATGGAAACCGACGTGGTAGCCCTGGGCAGAGAGGTCGAACGCCTGGAGCGTCAGTCCGCCATCGACGCGGAACTGAACGCGCCTACCTCCTCACCCATCACTAACGCTCCCCAAGCCGGCTCGGATACCAAGACCGGCCGCGCCGGCGATGAGTACCGCCGTGACTTCGTCGCTGTCCTGCGGGGCAGGCCCGCCACCAACGTACTCTCCGTAGGCGTCGATGCCGACGGCGGCTATCTCGTACCGACCGAGTTCGAGCGGTTCATTGTGAAGGGGCTGGATGAGGCCAATGTGGTACGCTCCCTCGCCAAGGTCATCAGCACCAACGTGGAACGGAAGGTGCCCATCGCGGCCACCGGCTCCACCGCCACCTGGGTGGCGGAGAATGGCACGATCCCCGTCAGCGATATGACCTTCGGCCAAAAAACATTGGATGCTTTCAAGCTCACGAACCAGATCAAGGTGAGCGTCGAGTTGCTTGCGGACTCTATGTTCGACCTGGAGAGCTACATCGCCGAGGAGTTCGCCCGCGCCTTGGGCGTGGCCGAGGAAGAGGCGTTCATTGTGGGTACCGGGTCTGGACAGCCGACCGGCATCTTCCACCCCACGGACGGCGCGCACATTGGCGCGACCGCGGCGGGCAACACCGCCATTGCCTTCGACGACATCGTGAACCTCATCTACTCCCTCAAGAGCCCCTACCGGCGCGGCGCCGTGTTCCTCACCCACGACTCCACCGTGAGCGCGATGCGCAAGCTCAAGGACGCCAACGGATTGTATCTGTGGCAGCCCAGCCTGCAGGCCGGCGAGCCGGACAGGTTGTTCGGGTATCCGCTGCACACCTCGCCCTTTGTTCCCACCCTCAAGGCCAGCGCGCTGACCATCGCGTTCGGCGCGTTCTCCAACTATTGGGTGGCCGACCGCCAGGGCAGGACGCTCCAGCGGCTGAACGAGCTCTATGCAGGCAACGGCCAGGTCGGGTTCCTTATCACCGAGCGGCTGGACGGTAAGGTGATCCTGGCCGAGGGTATCCAGCTTCTCAAACAGGCCGGATCGTAACGGAGGTGTGGCGGCATGGCCCTGGTTGACAAACTACTCCCCAAGGTGAAAGCGAACCTGATCTTGGAACACGGCGCCGATGATGATCTGTTAAAGGGATTCATCCGCGCCGCTGTCTACTACGCCGAGGTGTACCAGAAGAAACCCAAAGGCGCCTACAGCCGGAAAGCCATGCCGCCCACCACCGAGCAAGCCGTGATCATGCTGTCGGGCCATTACTACGAAAGTCGTGATGGCTCGACAGCGGGCTTCTTCAGCGACAACGTACAGGCGAGCCAGCAGGTGTGGAACACGGTGAACATGTTACTCCGGCTCGACCGGGATTGGGAGAAAAGCGTATGAGTTATGGCAAAATGAACAGCTTCATCGACATCATTACCACCGAGCCGGTCAGGGATATGGAAGGGTTTGTGTCCACCGGTGATAACATCCTCGCCTCCATCCGCGCCTACAAAGAGGATCGGCGCGGCACCACCAAATGGGCAAACATGGCGGTGTTCTCTACGGCTACGACGCTGTTCAGGCTCCGCTGCCTTCCCGGTATCGAAGTGAATACTTCATTATATATCTTGTGCGCGGGAGGCCGGTACCGGATCCTAAGCGTGGAGAACGTGCGCGAGCGCGGCATGTACCTAGAGGTTTTATCAGAAAAGATCGAACCGGCGGGGAGGTGACGGGTGTGGCAAAGGCGGAGATCAAAATACCCGAAGAATTTCTGCTCAAGGTCTCCCGCCTGGGCGAGCAGACAGATACCATCATAGCGAAATCCATCGAGGCCGGCGGCAAAGTCGTATTGGCCAAGGTTCGGAGCAACCTCCGCTCGGTCGTGGGCAAGGGGCTCAAATACAAGCGCCGTAGCACCGGCGAGCTGGAAGGCGCCCTGGGCCTGTCTCCCGTGAAGATCAGCCGGAAGGGAGTCCACAACGCCAAGGTGGGCTTCAACGAGCCCCGGCGCAAGCAGTACGCCGCCAAAGGTAAGCGCAGTTATTATACCATCACCAACGCCATGCTCGCTACTGTACTGGAATATGGAAAACACGGACAGCGCGCGAAGCCCTTTCTAAAGCCGGCCAAGACCGCCTCCCGAAAGCCATGCCAGGAAGAAATGCGGCGCACGCTGGAGGAGGAAATCGAGAGATTATGAGCATTCTGGCCGAACTGACCGCGCTGCTGGACGCGCTTGGCATTCCCACCGAGACCGGCACGTTCAAAGCCCAAGCGCCGGATACCTATGTTGTTATTACACCGCTCTCCGATACCTTCGATACCTACGCTGATAACCGCCCACTCCGAGAGATACAGGAGGCGCGGATCTCTCTGTTTTCCAAACAGAATTATCGCACATGTGTGAACCGGATCGTAAAAGCCCTGCTTGATGCGGATATCACCATCACAGACCGCCGCTACCTCGGTTACGAGGAGGAGAGCGAGTACCATCACTATGCCGTGGACACGGCGACATATTACG